AGAGGGTGTTAGAGCCGAGAATACCGAATTCGGTGCTTCCCAGAATGAAGGCTGTGGATAGCGGGTATGCGGTGGTAAACGTCGTGATCCAGCGGTCGGGTGTGATATCGGCCGTGTGGCCTTGAATGGTCAGGCGGAGAGTGATGTCAGTGCCTCCGGCCATGGATTTGGTGACGACGACCGGATCGCCGATCTCAAGGGAGAGGCCGGGTTCGACGCGGTCGGTGTCGCTGGATAGGTCAAGAGTGAAATTGTCGATGCGGAGGCGTGGTTGTTTGCGATAGTTGAGAATTCGCGTGGCTTGGGTCAGGGCCAGAGTGTTGGTTTCCATCATAAGTCCAGAACGGTTATAGGACCTTAGGAAATATTCGTCGATGGAGTCCTGGTCAAAGGCAGTTTGTTCGGAGCCGGAAAGCCTGGTGAGGGTGACTTGGTTAGCTAGTTCGGTTTCGTCGTAGTTGATGTCGATGTCTTGGTATTGGATGTTGGTGCCGTTGTCGTCGAATTCGTAAGGTGTGCCGGCCGCTTTTTGGGCGAGTGTGGTTCGGCTGTAATAGATCGCTTTGCCGTCGTGGTCGACAAAGAACGCGCCAAGGTCGGATTGTTCGACGGTTTGGATTGCGGCGAGGGCGGGTCGGAAGCCGCCGGGGTCGTTCTCGAGCTCGGTGTCGCCGAGGTCGATGGAGCGTTGGCCGGACGGCCAGGAGATTGCGTCAAGGATCAGATCGATGCGGGTGCCGGGTAGGTCTTTGTTGGCGGCTCCGGCGACGGTGTCGATGTTGGCGAGCTGCATGAGGCGGAAGCCGTCGGTGGCTTGGATTGTGACGATGGCGTAGTCGGCGGAGGCGTCGGCCCAGGTGTAGTCCCAGGAGGTGATGAAACCTGCGAATAGGGCGTATTCGGTGCCGTTGTAGGTCGTGTGGATTTTGACCTGGCGCATCGGCTTGATTTCGGGGTAGTACGGGCTGGAGGTGTTGGCGGGGTTCCAGTCGCCGTTGAAGTCCAAGAATTCGATGGTGGCTTCGCCGGGCAAGTATTGCTCGAACATTCGGTCGCGGCCGTGGCGGGTCGATATGCGGGTGACTTGGCTGGAGATGTCGATTTCTTGGATGGTGCTGGAGGCGAGGATGTTTGTGCCGAGGATGCCGTCCAGTTGGTCGCCCAGGATCAGCGGGTCGCCGAACGAGGCTCCGACGCCAAGCCGGATGATCGTGACGGGTTGGCAGGGCAGGGTCACGAGTTGGAGTAGACCAGCGGTGCGCCGTTGCGCTGGCTGTCGATCAGGCCCTTGCGGACGGTGTTGACAAGGTCGCGTTCGGTCACGACGGAACCGGCCACGTTGACGGTGACACCACCAGTGGCGGTCGCTGTCGGCATCAGGGCTGTGCTTGAGGTGAGAAGGCGTGCGCCACGACCGGTAGTTTCCGATGGTGTTTGGCCGGCCGGGACCGGGATACCTGCAACGGTGCCGGTGATGACGGCGACGGCTCCGCGCCGGATGTTCTCAAGCAGGCCGACCGCTTCGTCGAACGCGCCGCGTTCCAGCAGGGCGACGATCTGTGTTTCGATCTTGGGGTCGATCGACTCCAGACCCTGCGAGTAGTCAAACACTTCGCGAATGAGGTCGGCAACAGCTCCTTGGGCGTCCATGGCCGACTCGGCTGTTCCGTCGATAAAAGCCTGATAGGACGCTTCCTCAACGTCGTTGAGGCTTCGGATCAGGTTGTTCCAGGCTTCCTGGTCGTCGATCGTGCCGAGCAACTGTTGCCATTGTTCGTCGACCTGACGTGTGATTGAAGCATTGTTCTCTAGTGCCTGGGACAGGGCGACCGCGGCGCGGCGTGACGAGTAATAGGCGTTGTACTGGTCGGCCAGCGTTGTATTGAGCTCCTCCTGGGCCTTGATCTGATCGACCATGGTTTCCAGGCCGTCGCCGGAAAGAAAGTCGAACACTTCGCCAAACACGCCGGCCACAGATTTGACGGCGTTGATGACGGAACCGAGCACGCCGAGCAGGTCGGTCAGGATCGGGATGAGGGCTTCGCCAAGCGCAAGGCCGAGGTCCTGACCTTGGTCGGCGAGTTCGTCTAGGGCGGCGCGGAACTCTCGAGCTCGGCGCACCTCCTCCTCGTCGATCACTTTGGCGTCGGACACTGCGGCCAGGCTGTCGGTCAGGCTGGCCGATCCTTGGGCGATCAGTTCGCTCATGTCTTGCCAGCCCTTGCCCAGGGTCTTGGCGGCTAGTTCGGCGCGTTTTGTGGGGTCTTGGATGCGGTTGAGGGCGTCGATCGTGTTGAGGAATGTCTTGTTAACGTCAACTGCGCCGGCCGACGTATAGGCAATCTCCGCGCCCAGTTCCTTGAACTCGTGGGAGCCGGTGGCGATCGACTTGTTCATACGGTCGATTGCTTTTTGAACTGTGTCGGCCTCAACGCCGAGGTCGCCTGCTACTTCGGTCCAGCGAGACGACTCCTCGGCCGACAGGCCGGTCGCGTCAGCAAACTTTCCGGCCGACAAGGCCAGGTCGTTGAACGCCATAACTGACTTGGCTGCAAACGTGGCAAGTGCGGCCCCGCCAGCAACGGCCAGGGTGCCGATGTTGGCTTTCACGGCGTCAAGCGCAGCTCCTGATCCAGCCTTGAATTTGCCCATTGCACCATCGGCCTCGCCGATTTTGGTGCGGAAATTGTCGAACGCACCTTGGGCTGACTTGAGGCCCGAGTCGACGAACTCGGTGACTATCGGGATATTAATTGCCATGTCACGCGCTCCTGTAGGTGTTCTTGAGGTCGCGGTTCATGATCTGTTCGACGCGGTTGATGATCGGGGTCATATTGCGCTGGATTTCGTCTAGTTGGCCTTCGGCGGTGCGCCACATGAACCGGGACGGCGGGCCGAGGCGACTGTTGAGGGCCGAGGCGAAGTTGGGTCGGCGTCGGGCCTGTGGTGCTCGAGACGCCTGGCCTCCAGCGCGGCCGGCCATGTCGACAATCGCGGTCGGGGCGTCCTTGGTGGTGACACGGACAACGTTGGTGACAGTGCGGCCAGGCCGGTCGATGTACTTCCGCGGCTTCCGAGTGTCAAGCTTGACGGCGACCTTTTTGCGGTTGTTCCAGCCGGTTCGGCCGTTGTGATCGATGCCGGAAAGCGGGGGCCCGCCGGGCACCTCGGCGTTGATCGCGTCGGCCAACGGTTGCACAACGGCGCGAATGTCTTTGCGGATTTCCTTGGACAGTTCTTTGTCCAGTTTGTTGAGGTCGCGGAGCGTTTCCTTAAGGCCGACTACTTGGGCTTTCATGGTGCTCCTTTCCTGTCTGACTCAACCAGCAAACGCACCATCTCGTCAACGATCACTGTCGGGGCCTCCATTAAGTCCAGCGGGCTGATGCCGGTCCTGATGGATAACTGTGCGATCAGGTTGACGTGGTACTCGGCTGCTCCTTGCGTTCTTTTGGGATGAACTCGATGTCTCGGACGGTGTCGATGAACTGGGGCCATGCCTTCACGGTGATGTTGGCGGTTTTCATGGCTTCCCAGGCCAGTCGGGCAAATGGCTTAAACTTGATGTCTTTCAGGAATGCGGTCGGTGAGAGGCCGGGGTTGGCGTCCTCCCACCGGACCGCGACTCCATAGGTAATCGGTACCTGGTGCTCGGTGTCGTCAAGCATGGTGACCTTGAGGTCCATTCCAATCATCTGTCGGGCTCCTAATTGGGTGTTGGGTTAGATCAGGGTGCGGTCACGTCGCGGGCCCAGGTGCCGCCAACGAAGTTGACGTTCACCATGGACAACTCGCCGACGGTGCCGACGATCGGCGTGAAGTTCGCGAGGAACGCGCCAGTGATCGTGTACTCGGGGTTCGTGGCCGACTCGGTGGTGCCGTTGGGCGAGATCGTGAGAGTGACGGCGTCGTCGCCGACGACATCCTCCAGCGTGGCTTCGACCTCGGACGCGCCATACGAGTTGAACATCTCCAAAGTCACGTCGACGGACTGGAGGCCCTTAGTGTACGAGCGGCCGGTTGCGCCCATGGCGGTGACCTCGAGCTGGTCGTAGCCGATGGTGAGGGTGACGGATCGCACCTGGTCCGAAACGTCGACCGCGCCGATGGCGACGGAGGCGTTGGACAGGACGACTGTGGTGGTAGCCAAGGTTTTCTCCTAGTGGGTGTGGGCGCCGTAGCGCGATGTCAGGTCGTAGGCGGGCAGTTCTTGGGTTCCGATCTGTGCCAACGA